TTTAATATCTCACAACTGAGTACACAAGATAATGACTGGCTTAAAATCATATCCGTTTCTGGCACTTCTGCTTCTACTGTTTGTGTCATTCAAAACGACCAAGGTACAAGCACAAGCTGTTGATATAGGAGATATTTCCGAACTTAACGGTACAGCTCAGATATTTAGAGATAAGCCGTATGATGCTAATTTAAAGTTCGCTATACAAAGTAATGATGAAGCCATTACAAAAGATGGCCGTATGGCTATTACTTTTCTTGATGATTCAGTCGTAAAGCTTACAGAATTTAGTGAGCTTCTTATTGATGAATACATTTACGATCCCGATCCAAGCAAAGCAAAGATGGCACTTACCTTTGGACTTGGTACAGCTAGGTTTATTACAGGTAATCTAAATCGTATAGATAAACAAAACATCATACTCAAAACACCTACGGCTAATATAGCTATTCGTGGTACTGATTTTACGGCCACAGTAGATGAGCTAGGTCGTAGTCTTATAATCTTATTACCAGACGCTCTAGGGCTTTCTAGTGGCGAAATAGAGGTAGTTACTGCTATGGGTACTGTTTTACTTAATAAACCGTATGAAGCTACTACAGTAAGCGTATTTGAGTCAGCTCCTACTAAACCAGTTATATTAGATCTTACACTAGACCTTATAGACAATATGCTTATTGTGACACCTCCAAAAGAAGAGGTTTTGGTTGAAGAAGAAACCACAAGTACACAAGCAGATAGCGTACTTGACTTTAATGATCTAGATATAGATTATCTTGCAGAAGATTATTTAAAAGAAGATAGTTTGGAGTTTACGGAACTTGACATAAATTATCTTGACGTAAACTACTTAGAAGACTTATTAAATGTACTAGATGCATTAGAAGTAGCAGATGAAGAGGATCAACTAGCACAAGCCACTAGCACACAATTATCAGGTACTTTGTTAGGCAAAGATCCAGAAACACAAATAACAGCTTTAATTACAGGAAACGTTGTTAGTCTTAGAAGAGAGGTAAGCGAAAGCGTTAGAGTAGATCTTAATGGTAGTAACGCCTATACAGTTATTTTGATACAAGATGGTATTTCTAATATAATCAAAGTTAATGGAGGGAGTGACAGCGTCATAACTATCACTCAAAGTGATTAATGAAACGACTATTATTACCTGTAGTTATAATACTATCCTTGCCATTATTATTTCAAAGCACGCCTACAGAGATACTTAAGTTAAAAGTATTTGATACCTTTATACAAACACCACAAGAGTCTGGTAACTTTGTCATACTCAATATTACTGAAGAAGACGTAGAGCGTGAAGGTGGTTATCCATTACCAAGACAAAGACTTGCAGAAATACAAATAGACTTACTAAACAAAGGAGCTATAGGTGTGGGTTGGGTTATATCTTTTCCACAAGCTGATCGTATGGGTGGTGATGAAATGTTTGCAACAGCACTAGGTTATGCACCTTCTGTAATAGCTATGTTTGAAGACGGTAAAGGTAATTTTCCTGCATCACCAGGAACAGTTGTTTTTGGTAGTGATAATGGTGGTATACTTAGTTCAGGAGTAAAGGCTAATCTACCTCAACTTTCCACTCACACTTTACAAGGGTTAGCCGTTGCTCCTACTGATGTAGATCAACTTGTAAGAAGAATACCCCTTTTAGTCAAAACACCAAACAACGAATGGATACCTAGTTTTGGTACACAAATATATAAGGCCTTGTTTAATGTAAAAACATACATTATAAAAACTAATGATAATGGTATATCAGAAATATCAATAAGGGGTATACCGCCAGTTAAGGTAGATAGTCTTGGCCGTAAGTGGATAAGCTGGGTTGACACACCACAAACTGATTTAAAAGAAATGAATGTTGCAGGTAAGTTTGTTTTTGTTGGAGTTACTGCTAACGGAGTCATGCCACAAATTGCCACACCTGTAGGTTTATTAGAGCCACATAAAATCCAAGCAGCACTTGCAGAATCAATACTTATACAAGATAGTCCTTATATACCTGATTGGTCTTTAGCAGCAGAGCTCACAATACTTATAACCTTTGTTACTTTTGTATGGTTTGCTTTACACATACTAGGTATTACCTGGGGTATTGCTGTTGCTTCACTTCTAATGATTATTAGTGGGGGGTTAGGTTATTACCTTATAAACAAAGGGATGTTGGTAGATGTATCTTGGACACTTATATCAGAGTTTATTACAGGATCTATAGCCTTTTATTTAAGATTCAGACAACAATACAAACTAAGACAACAGATTAAAAAACAGTTTGAGCATTACCTTGATCCAAGGCAAGTCAAAAAACTACAGGATGATCCTAGTTCGTTGGTTCTTGGTGGTGAGCGTAGATATTGCACGTTTCTCTTTACTGACGTGAGAGGCTTTACTGCTATGTCTGAAAAGCTAGAGCCAGAAGAAGTAACTAAAATTATGAACAAAGCTCTAACAATACAAGCTGATGCGGTAAAAGAGTATGGAGGTATGGTAGATAAATATATAGGTGACGCTATGATGGCCATATTTAATGCTCCTATTGACCTTTTAGGGCATGAAACTGCCGCAGTATTATGTGCTAGAGATATTCAAGAAAACATAAAAAAAGCAGATATTGACGTTGAAATAGGCGTGGGAATCAATACAGGTTTTGCATTGTTAGGTAACTGTGGATCTGAAGATAGGTTTGATTATACGGCTATAGGGGATGCGGTAAACCTTGCAGCTAGACTAGAGAGCTCAACCAAAGAAGTTGGTGAAGATATTGTTATAGGTTATGATACTATCAGTTCAAGTAATTTTAGCAACGAGGTATTGTTAAAAGAACTTGATAGTATTTTTGTAAAAGGTAAAGAAAAACCAATTAAAATATATACATTACAAGATGGTTAATAAAAAAATGACAGTAAATGATGTTGCAGAAAGACTTACAAAGCTAGAAACAATATCGCATGAACGTTGGAAAACTGCTTTTAATGAGTTTTCTGACATCAAACAAGAAATAACTTATATAAATTCAACCATAAAAGCTGCAACCTTCGGGGTGTTTGGTTTTATTGGTGCTATAGGTATTGCAGTTTTAACGAGGTTTTTAATATGAAGGGATTACTAAAAAATATTATAGGTGCGGTAGCTCCTACTTTAGGATCGGCTATGGGGGGTCCCTTAGGCGGTATGGCTATGGGTAAGATAGCAGAGGTGTTAGGCGTATCTAACGATCAAAAATCTGTACAACAAGCAATACAAAATGCTACACCAGAACAAATGATGGAAATTAAAAAAGCTGAACAAGAGTTTGAAGTACAAATGAAAGAACTTGATGTAGATGTATTTAAGCTAGAAGTCGCTGACAAACAACACGCTAGAGGTATGTTTAGCAAAGACTGGACTGCTAGAATTATAGGCTTATTTACTATAGGTGGCTTTATGGGTTACATATTTTTAGTAACTATTCAACCACCAGAACAAAACAGCGAAGCACTTATTAATTTAGTGCTTGGTTATCTTGGAGGATTAGCAAGTGCAATTATTTCGTTCTATTTTGGAGCATCTAATACCAGCGACAAAAAGGAGTAATATGAAAATATCACAAGAAGGTTTATCGCTAATTAAAAAGTTTGAAGGTTGTGAATTAGAAGCATATAAGTGTGCTGCTGGCGTTTTAACAATAGGATATGGTTCAACCAAAGGTGTTAAAGAAGGCGACAGCATTACTCAAGAAGAAGCTGATGAATTACTTTTACATGAAATGGACGAATATGAAGGTTACGTAAAAGATAGCGTTACTGTTGATCTTGATCAAAACCAATTTGATGCTTTAGTGAGCTGGGTTTTTAATCTAGGTCCATCTAATCTCAAAGCTTCTACTATGCTTAAAGTTTTAAATAGTAAAGAATTTGAAGAAGTGCCATCACAAATTAAAAGGTGGAACAAAGCTGGTGGAAAAGTTTTACAAGGCCTTATTAGACGTAGAGAAGCAGAAGCTTTGCTATTTGAAGGCAAAGAATGGCATGAGGTATAAGTATGCCCTTACAGAAGCTTACATTTAGACCAGGTATAAATAGAGAAGGTACTGCCTACGATAATGAGGGTGGTTGGTTTGATTGCAATCTTGTAAGGTTTAGAAAAGGTAGACCAGAAAAGTTTGGTGGTTGGGGCAAATTAACATCTAATACTTATCTAGGCACAGCAAGAGCACTACACGCTTGGATTTCTTTAAGCGGCACTAAATTTTTAGGCTTAGGCACTACATTTAAGTATTACATAGAAGCTGGTAATTTTTTTAACGACATTACACCAATTAGATCTACTACATCAGCAGGAGATGTAACATTTTCTGCATCAAATGGTGACGCTACAATTACGGTTGCAGATACCGCACACGGTGCAGTTCAGAATGATTTTGTTACATTTTCTGGATCAGCAAGTCTTGGCGGTAATGTTACGGCTGCTGTTTTAAATC